CATCGCCTGTTCTCCTTCGCGCCCTCGAGCGAGGTGACGCGCCGGCCAAGCTCATCGATGCGCAGGTCCTGCTTGATGTCGATGCCGTCCTTGGCAGCCATCACCGCAGCCATCGCTTTGACTTGCTGGGTGAGATCCTGGATCTGGTCCGATTGGTGACGGATCTCGGCGGCTTGCAGGGCTTGGCCGTTCCACACCAGAACCGCCTGCACGAGCAAGCCGCCGACGACGCTCAACACGCCCCAGAGAGGAATCTTGCGATCGATGGTGACCGCCTCGTGATCCGTGATTCGAGTGGGCGGCGTCACAGGCAGTCCTCCCAGATCGACTTGTTGACTATGGTCTGGTCGAAGGTCATGGCTCAGTACTGGCAGAGATAGGCATCGCTGATCACGACGTTGCTGGTTTGGCCCGTGCTGAGAGAGACCTCCAAGATCGCGTAAGCGACGTTCGGGAACAACTTGGTCTTGATCGAGAACGCGGTGGCCGTCACGCCCGCGCCTACACCCTGAGACGGCGAGGAGACAAGCGCGCCCGATCGGTTGTAGAGCTTCAGATTGACGGTGACGCCACTCGCGTTCCCGTTCGTGATTCGGAACCACAGAAGGATGTTGATGCGGCTCTGATCGAGTTCGATCTGCGCCGTGTCGACGGTGCACGGGAAGACCGTCGCCGCGATGTTGAGAGCCTTGCCCGAGAGCAGGAATGCCGCGTTCGCAACGTTGGTCAGCGTCGCGGTGCCTGTCGAAACGCCCCAGCCATCGGTGCCGCCATCACCCAAGTCACCGTTGAGGATCCGGCTATTGAGCTGCGTGAAGATCGCCGCGTTCGAATCGTTTATCGGCCGCACACCGCGCGTGGAGGTCACGCCAGCGCCGCCGAACTTGTAGCGGCCGTCGCTTGATCGCGACAGTCCGCCGTCGACGTCGGTATAGCCGCCGGCGTTGGTCGTGCAGATCAGGTCGACGGTGTTGCGCTCGATGAAGTCGGTGTTGTTGTGGCGCATGAAGCCACTGTTGGTGATGCCTGGAACCCCCGCCGAGCCTGCTCCGTATGCCTCGATGCGCGAGTTCTGCCAGTTCATGAAGCCGATCTCGTTGCCGGTCAGCTGGGTGATGTTGTCCTTGACGTGCGCGATGTAGGGCGTATCGCTGGCGACGTCGTTGAGCGTGAGCTCGGCGCAGTTGTTGTAGACCGAGTAGTTGTTGTGCAGCAGCGAGCCGCCAGTCATCTCGATGCCGGCGCCCGACAGACCACTCGCGGTGGAGAAGTCGAGGTAGAGCCCGTACTGACCGTAGCCCAGCACGCAGTTCTTGAGCTTTACCTCCCAGCACACCCAGGTGAATGCCGACAGCGCCGTGCCGGCGCCAACCGTCTGCGACAGGCTTACGGTGTAGGTGCCCGCGCCACCCGTGCCCGTTCCGAGGGCTGTGATCATCGTCCCCGGCGTCACGCCCGTGCCGGAGACCAGTTGGCCCACAGCGAGCGTTCCGGAGGCGACGGCGGTGACGTTGAGCGTCGTGGTGGAGATCGAACCTGTGCAGCTGACGAAGCCGAACGCCGAGGGCTGCAGGTTGCGGTCGAATCCGACGCACGTGACCGTGTCGAGCTCAAGGTGGTAGCCCTCAATCTGGATGCCGTACAGGTTCGCCGTCCAGACGTTGTCGCTCGGCGAGACGTTGCCGCGCAAGATGACGCCGCGCAGCGGGCGACGCCAAGCCCAGCGGTCGGCGTTGGTTGACCACGAGTCGTACGTGATGCGCCAGGCCGCGGTGCCGGTGCCCGGCGTGATTGCCTCGCAGCGAATCAGCGTGCGGTCGCCTTCGATCTCGAAATCGAAGGGCTGCACGACGGGGCTGTTGATGGTGTAGCCGTTCGGGTTCGTCAGCCGCATCTTGCGGAAGCCCGCGGCGATCGCGTTCGTGATGGCGGCCTGCAGCAGCGCCGCGGTGTCGGTGGTGCCGCCAACGACCCCCCACTGTTCGGCCGCGCACTCGTATTTCTGCGCCAGCTTCCACAGGCCTCCGTCGGCCGCCAGGAGGCACGAGCCACCGTTGTCGGTGCTCGTGGTGTCGGTGTTGTCGTAGTAGAACTGGCCTTGGCCGCCGTCACCCGGCGTCGAGTAGCCGAGAGCGAACGCGCGGCCGGCCCCGGTCTTCGACAGTGCGCGAACCGCGGCAATGTTGTTGACGATGCGGCCGACGCCGCCCACCAGGTCGGCGCCGAAGCCGTTGGCCGAGCTTTGCAGCTGCGCAACCGACGACCCAGGGATGTTGTCGATCGTCCAGTACGAGTTGGTCGGCGGATCCGTGTCCGTCGAAGGCGAGACGGTGACCTTGTAGGTGAGCGTCTGGTCAAGCCAGATCGAGCCCTCGCCTCGCGCGTCCAGGAGTACCGGATTCTGGTTCGGCGTGGAGCCACTCGAATCGGTGTAGCTGTTTTGCTTCGTCGTCGTGCCTGCGGCGTACGTGAAGACCTTGCCGCCAGCCAGCGGGTTGCCGTTGGAGTCGGTGAAACGCTGCTTGGGCAGCGGGGCGAGTTGAACGGTGGCGGTCATGAGACGCTTCCATGGCTTGGTGTCCTTTCCAGCCCGGCGTAGGTGCCGGTCGACCAAGCCCGGAAACGTCCGGTGCGCCCTGCATTCCCTTTCGGGAGGCCTCAGGGTTGGCCCACGCGCTTTCAGGCGCGCATCTGCTTTGCGTAGCCCAGCTTCTGCAGCTCGGGCAGTTGCTTTTGCACCTTCACGCCCACGTCGTTTCGCACGATGAGATTCGGAAATGAGATCTCGTCGACGACCCCGTAGACGGCCTCGCGCGCCTTCTCGATCGTCGCGCCCAGACCGGTGGCCACGAGCACGTATTCGCCGGTGGTCTGGAACTGCGGCGCGTCGACGACCTGCCCGTCCTTCATCGCTTCGCCCTTGCCCACCATCACCTGCACCGGATGGACGTCGTCCCAGACCGCCTCGAGGCCCTGGATGGGATTGCCCTCGACCATCTCCGGGGTCGACGTGTCGTACGGGTACTGCGGCTGCGAGCAGACGACGCCGATCGCGACGTCACGCGATACCTTGAGGGTGTCGTGGCCCAGGCAAGCGTCGCGCATCCACTGCGCCGGGTCGCCCTTGTGCATCGCCGTGCGGATGTACCAGTCGGGCCAGCCGGCGCGGCACGTGAGCTCGAACGGGTAGTACTTGCCGCTGCCTTTGGCCACGCCGCCATTGACGGCCAGGTCACCGGTGTGGCCCATCTTGCGGAACTCTTCTTCGAGCGGCTTCAGGATTTCTTCGGCCGGTCTCAGCTCTTCGACGTACTGGCAAACCGTGCCCTGCTCGCCCGTGTTGGGTCCGAAGTCGCCGGGCATCAGCTTCTTGTGCTCGAAGCTGATCTCCCACTTGCCCGGGAGGAACCCGTCGCGGCCCATCCAGCCCGCAGCGCCTACTTCGGCGACCATCTCGACCTTCTCCTGCAGCATGCAGGGGCCCTTGAGCACCAGACCCTGGGCCTGCTTGCGCCTCAACCAGCCAACGAGCTCGGCCGGGTCCTTGGCGACGAACGACAGGCTCTTGTCCTCCTCGTCACCCATGGTCTTGAAGACGTAGGCCTGGTCGGCCTTGCGCGCGTGCGCCTCCGCGGCCTTGAGGCTGTCGAAGGTCTTGAACGGCGGGATGTTGGCGCCGACCTTCTCCATGAGCTTCATGCCCGCGGAGCGGTTGATCTCCATCTGCGCCGACTTGAACGACGGCGAGAATATGGGGAAGCCGAACTCGCGGAACGCGTCGAGCTCCTGGAGGAACTTGTGGTTGGCCGTGGTGAGGATCAGGCCTTGCTTGGCCCACTTCATGTGGTCGCGCCACTTCGTGACCATCTCGATGCCCTTGAAGCCCTCGCCGTCGCGCACGGGCCGCTTCGAGTACCGAAACCACTTCACCGCGTGGCCAGCGTCGACGCAGCGCTGCGCGAAATCAAGTCCGCAACGGTCGGCATCGATCAGGAGGATGTTCATCGCACCACTCCGTAGCCGTCGAGACCCAGCTCGCGGGCCATCAGGTGCTCCACGAGCATGGCGAAGCGATGCTCCTTGCGGTACGGCGCCAGCGGGTGGTCGCCGGGCTCTTCGTCATCGGCCAGGCCGAGCGCGGGCGCCGTCACCATGTCGAACTGGTCCACCTGCGCCACGGTGATCTCGCGGTCGATGCACAGCAGCGCTTCGACCAGCTCGTGAATCGCCACGCACAGCTGGTGCTGCCCGGTGGGCATCTCCGGCTCGTCGCTGCTCACCCGGATCTGCAGGGTGTGGTCGGCGTCGAGCCACCAGTCGCCCCAGGTGTCGTAGCGCTGCTGAGACGACGCGATGGTCTCGATGACGATCTTCATGACGCTACACTCCGGGCCATGCCCACCTGGTTGATCGGAAAAGCGCTGGCGCCCTTCGTGGCGCTGCTGGTCATTGCGTTCATCACGCGCCCGGCGAGCCGCTGGGTGCAGCGCCACATGGCCGACAGCTGGGTCAAGCGCCTGCTGCTGATCGACAGCGAACGCAACCGCGTCGCGTACTCGATCGGCTGCGCGGTCTTGATCGGGATGGTCTTGGCCATGTGCGTCTGGGCTTCCGTGTGGACCGGTCATTGACCGTTGGCGGCATAGGCGCCTGAGCCGACGGCAACCGGCGGCAGCACACGCTGGCCGCCGAAGTTGAGGGCCGACATCGGGATCGATCGCTGCAGCTCCGCGCGGCGCGCGGCGGCGGCGGCGGCCGACTGCGGATCAGTCAGGAACTGGGCCAGGCGCGATTGAATGCGCTCCTCGACCGGCTTGGCCGCCAGGCTCACCCAGCGGTTGGCCAGCGTGTGCGCGACGACCGATTCGGCGAACGACTTGGGCATGCCCAGCGGGCCCGCAACCTGGCGCATGGCGTTCTGGCCGGCCAGGTACTGAGCGGTGGGGCTGCCCTTGACGGCCGCGCGCTCGGCGGCGCCGGTCTCGCTGCCGACGTCCTGACCCACGCGAATCAGCGTGTTTAGCTCGTCGGTGGTGAGGATATCGGCCAGCTTGGCGCCCTTGAATCCGGTGGCGCGCTGCGCCATCAGGTCACCATCCTTGAGCGCCTTCGCGAACGTGGCGCCGGTCTGGCGACCGGCACCGAGGTCGGTCAGCGCCGGGATCAGCTTGTCGTACATGTAGCGGCCGATCTCCATGCGGCTGATCGGCTTGGAGTCGGCGGCGTACGTGACGCGCGCGGCCTTGTAGTCCTCCGACAGGTTGTCCATCACGCCGAGCAGCTTCTTCTGCGTGTCGAGAAGCCGCGACGCCTCGGCGCTGTCGCCCGAGGCCTTGGCCTTCGAGATCATTCCGTCGAGGGACTTCTTCATGTAGTGCAGGCTCTCGATGGACCCCGACTTCAGCTTGGCCGGCGTCAGGTTGACGCCTTCTTCCTTGGCGATGCGCAGCGCGTCGGCCTGCGCGGCCTGGATGGACGGACGCTTGAGCAGCGACGAGATCTCGGGCGCCGCAGCCTTGGCAAGCGCCGGATCGACCTTGCCCTTGAAGGCCTCGCCGTACAGGCGCTGCGCCGTCGCCTCGCGCGCGGCCTCGAAGAACTCCTTCTCGTGCGAGTCGCCGGCCACCGTTGCCAGCGCGTCCTTGCGGGCCTGCAGGCGCTTGGCCGCGGTTTCGGCAAAGACATTGGCCGACTCTGGCGACGCCGACTGCGCGGCTCGCTGCAGCTGCGCGATGCCGGCATCTCCGGTGACCTCGGCCAGCGTGCGAGGCGATCCGGGAACGAGCTCAGCCGTGTCCATCGGCTTGGTCAGCACGTTCGGATCCTTGGCAAAGCGTCCGATCGTATCGAGGGCGATGCGTTCCTGGCCGGCTTGGCGGAACGGGTCGACGAGCGCCTTGTAGATGCTCGGCGCCGCGCGGACTGCGCCGGTGACGCCGCCGGCAGTGAGGCCGCTCTCGAGGGCGTTGCCGCCGCGCTCGGCCAGGCTCTCGGCCGGCTGCAGCGCGCCGTAGACCGCGCCGATGGCACCCGCGCCCGCGACGGTGTTGGCGCCGGGGATCAGCGAGGCTGGCAGTGCCGTGGCGATCGCGCCGCCGGCGTTGCCCAGGCGGCCCGCCGTGGTGGCCATGAGCGGGGCGTCCTCGCGGCGCATCTGGTCGACCTCGCCCGGCTTCGTGCCGCCGATCGCGGCCGGCAGCATCGAGCGCACGCCGGTGCCCAGGTCGGACATGGCCTTGCCGGCGCCGGCGCGCGTGCGATCTAGGGTCGACATGCCGTTGGTCGGATCCGCGAACTTCCGATCGGCTTCGGTCGGCGCATAGCGGAACTCCGTCTGCCCCATGAACTGCTCGCGCGCCAGGTCGCGATCCTTGGCGCCGACGCGCGGCGCGACGACCTGGTCGAAATACTGCTGGCGCGCGGCGTCGCGCTGCTCAGGCGGGAGCTTGCGAAACTCCGGGCTCTTGGAGACCGCACTCCAAGGCTTGGGAGGCGCCAGGCGGCCCGGGTCGAGCTTCACCTCGCCGCCCATCATGCCGGTGAGCTTGCCGTCCTTGGGGATCTCGCCGTCGATCTTGACCGGGATGAGGCCGAAGCCGTAGGACTGCATCGCGAAGGCGCGGTGGCGGCCGTCCTGCGCCGTCACCTTGCCGTCCTTGATTCTGAGCGACGGCGCCTCTGCGATCGGCTCGCCCTTGCCGATGCTCTCGCGCAGCGACTCGGCCTGAGAGCCGGCTTCTGGCTTCTTCAAATCGGGCGAAAGGTCGAGATACTGCTGCGGCGTCATCCAGACGATGCCACCGCCCGTGGCGGCCTTCGGATCCATGCGTGCGTTGGTGTCAGGCATGGCTCACTTCCACAGGTTGGAGAAGTCGGCCGCGTCCTGCTGCTCGGCGGCCTGGTCACTGGCGCCACGCGCGCCCGGCTTGATCGGCGTCTTGAGCACCTCGTCCACGTAGTTGAAGAAGGCCTTGAGCTGGCCCATCTTCACTTCGCGGATGTGCTTCGAATCGCCCTCGACGGGGATCGCCTTCTGCGCCTCGCGGACCTTGGCCTCGGAGATCTGGCCGCGGCCCATGGACTGAGCCGACGCGATCGCCTGGCCGAGCTTGTTGGCGTAGACGTCGAACTCCTGCTCCTTCTCCGGGGCGACGAACTTGTTGATCAGGCGGCGGCCCGCGCCGGCGCCGTGCTCGTCGGCGTAGAACGGCGAGCCCTTGTCCAGGGCGTTCTTCTCCATGAACTCGATGGCCTTCTTGCCCTCCTTCACGTCCAGCGTGACGGTGGCCAGCATCACCGGGTTCATCTTGTCGGCAACGGTCAGGTTGGTGCCTTCCTTGCGCGCCGCGGGGCCGCCCGGGATCACCTCGAGCTGCGAGCCGTCCTTGCTCCAGCGGTAGCCGGCGGGCGCCTTGCTGTTGCCGTGCTCGAGCGCGCCGGCGATACGCGCATCACGCTTTGCTTGCTCGCTCTCGGTGAAGCGCTCGTGCTTCTCGCGATCGGCCTCCTTTTTCGCGGCCAGATCGTCGGCCCTCTGCTTTTCATCGTTGGCGCGGTAGTCCTTGAACGACTGCGACCTGGTGCTGACGCGTTCGTAGTCGAACGCCGGCGAGACCTTGTCCTGCTCTTCTTCCGAGAACATGCCGGAGGCCTTGGCAGCTTGAATGCCCTTCGTGTACTCGGTCTGCGCCACCTGAGCGGCCTGCGCTGGCGGGATGCCTGCCTTGATGGCCTGCTCGTACGCGATGAGCGCCGGTTCGCGCACGGTCTTCTGGATGAAGTCCTGTTTCTTGAGCATCTGCTCGGTCTGAGCCGAACCCATCTGCGCCTTGTTCTTGTCGATCGTCGAGCGCTGGACGTCATTGGTCATCATCTGCTCGCGCAGCTGCATGCCGGTCTTCGGATCGACCTGCATGATCTTGGCGACCGCGTCGGGCCTCATCTGCCCATCAGGGCCCATGCTGTTCGGATCGGAGAAGATCGTGCGCAGCGCATTCTGCTGCTGCTGCACGAGCTGCTGTTGCTGCTGGCGCATATGCATCTGCTGCGCCATGTCCTGCATCGACAACAGGCGCTGCGGATCCCACGCTTGTGCGTTGGCGGCCAGGCCGGAGAGAGGGATGGATGCATCGACTGGCATGTCAAACCTTCGAGTAGTCGACCATGAGGAAGCCGTCGGCACTGCGCGCGACGGCCGACGGATCGGTCAATGCCACCTCCTGCGCGATCACGCCGGCGCCGCGGCCGCCGCCCACGCGCCACGTCCACTCGTAGGTCGGGTAACCGCGCGGCGAGGTTCCGATGCGCTGGATGTCGGTCTTGAGCCAGACATCCGACAACGAATAGTCGGTCGAGCCCCAGCCCTGGCCGACGCTGGAATAGCCCGGCACCGACCCGGCGCTGCCCCCGCTGTTGTTCATCGAGTTCATCAGCAGGTAGTTCTGCAGCCCGTTGCTGATGCCGGTGTTGATCGCGCTGGCGCTGCCGACCTGGCCGGCGGCCTGCGCGTTACCGGCGCCGATGATGTTGCCGCCCACCGTGGCCGCAGTGCTCGCGCCGATGTTGCCCACGCCCGCTGCGGACGTCTGGCCCATGTTTGCCAGCTGCATCAGCTGCTGCCAGTACTGGTTGGAGTAGGTGGCGGCCGTGTTCTGGCCATAGTCGCTGAGAGCCTTCAGGGTGTTGCCCGTCAGGCCGTTGGCTGCGGCGCTGTTCTGGATCGCATCGGTGCCCTGCTGCATCTGGAACTGGTAGCCAGGCAGCTGCGACACCATCGACGGGTTCGACATGAACGTGTTGATGTCCGACAGCGCGATCGTGCCCTGGCCCATGTAGGGCGCCAGGTCGGAGCGTGTCTGCTGGTACTGCGCCTGCTCGGCGGCCGTCGCATTGTTTGCGGCGTTGGCCTGCGTGTTGGCAGCGCTCGTAGCAGCGTTGCTGCTCATGGCACTTCCCAGGAGGCTCGTGCCAGCCCCGATCGCTGCTACCCATCCCATCGGCATGATCAGGACTCCTTGAAGAGAGGTGTGCGAATGCACACGGTGAGAATCAGCTGCGACCGGTCGCTCGTGTTTCGCACGCCGTGCGGGACGGTGTTGCGAAACCAGTGCAGATCGCCGGTCACGGCACGCATTTCCTGGTCGTGATCGGGATAGAAGAAGGCGCAGCCGTCCTGGCTCTGCAGCGCAAAGTTGAACTTCGCGAAATAGCCCGGATGCCATCCCATGTCGGTGTGCGGCAGGATCTCTGCGCCAGGCGGAACGTCGTAGATCAGCACTGCGCCCAGCATCTCGCCGCGAACGCGCGCCATGAGGTCGAGGGCGAGCTCTCGAGCCGCGGGCAGAGCCTCCGCCGCTGGGTACCAGATAGGGATGTGCTCGTCGGAGAAGTTGCTCCAGTCGCCGCTGACCACGTTCTCGGACTTGTCCTTGTAGCGAAGCCAGATGTCACGGGTCTGCCAGTGCGGCCCACGCGGCGACAGCCGCTCGGGATCCCGGTTCCACAGTTGCGGGTTGCTCTCAAGCTGATCGAGCACGGGCTGCAAGTCCATGCCCTGGTCGAGGCGGTCGAAGAGTTTCATGATGCGGGCCTCTCGATCAGGGAGTCGTCGATCGTCTCGAGATCGGTCTCGTCGGTGGCGTGTAGGCAGAACCAGATCGAGTCCTGGAGCGCGTGCACCGCGTGGTGCTGGCCCGCGGCGATGCGCAGCAGGGCTGGAGCCGTGTGCACGGTCTCGCCTGCCTCGGTCACCACGCGCACGTGTCCGGAAGCGAGGATGCTCAGGTGGTCGAACGTGTGCTTGTGTGACATGACGCAGAAGCCCGCGCGAATCCGGATCTGCTTGGCGTAGACGCCCGAGCACAGTTCGTGTCGGACGTCGTTGCCGTCGATCGGCTGGCCCTCGGCCTTCATGGACTGGACGAGCGCTGCGTGGCGCATCATCTGTTCGTGTTCGCTCATCGCGGGATTCCTCTGGTGCTGTAGACGACGGGCGGGATCTGCGTTGCGCCCGGCAGCGCAGCGGTCTGGGAGACCTGCACCGTCGCCGCCAGCGTCATTGCGTTGGCGTTGACCGTCTGCGCGACCTGGGAGACTGAGGTCTGGGCGGCGATCGCCGACGATCTCGTGGAATCCACAGTCGCCGTGATGTCGCTCATCTTTGGGCCAGTGGGGCCGCCAAGCTGCGTGTTGATCACGTAGTCGAGGAGCCGGTACCAGACCGGGTCGACCTCGACCGTTCCATCTGGCCGCACGCGGCCGAACGGCACGTTCGCCTTGGGCAGCGAACCGGCTGCAGCCTCGGTGCTTATGAGTCCGGATCCGCCCGCGTACTGGTTGGCAGACTGGGTGGCGCCGCACTGCACAACAGCCGTGGCCGATCCCGCCTTCTTCGACGTTCCGGACTGCGTGAAGCCGCAGCTGAGGGTGGCGGTCTCGGTGGCCATCAGAAGATGAGCCCGTAGCTGTCGGCGCTCAGGGTGTGCGAGCCCTGCGCCGCGTAGACGTCTTCGACGATGGTGGCCAGCGACGAGTTGTTGGGCTGGCCGGTGAGCGCGATCGCCGCGCCGCCGCTGGTGGCTGAGACCTGGAAGGTGTCGGTGGCCGTGCTGACGACGAAGTACACCTGCCCTTCGGTCAGCGGCGCCGGCACCGTGCCGTTGAAGAAGACGATCTTCTGGCCGTTGGCCAGGCCGTGGGCCGGAGAGCGCACGTTGTTGTTGACCGTGTCGACCACATACAGCAGCTGCGTCCCGCCGTTGGCCGCGTAGCCCACCCAGACGCCCGACGACCAGAAGCCGAACCAGCGCACGGTGGTGGCCGGCACGTCGAAGGTGACCGCGGCGCTCAGAGCGCGCGAGCCACCGGCGGCGGCCGCGAAGGACACGGCCTTGCGCGCGTAGGCCGGCGAGCCGCCGGAGACCTCATTGGCGCCGGTCAGGCCTGGGAAGGCGGTGTGCAGCGAGCAGGTGTCGATGCTCAGTGCGTTGAGCATCGTGTTCTTGGCTGTGACGGTCAGGCTCATTGCGCCTCCATGTCGGCACCGATCAGCGCTGCGCGCACCGGATCGCTGCTTGAGATTTCGAAAGTGCGGTCCAGCCCCGTGGACTCGCGCGTCTGGCCCAGGCGGCGCCACTTCACGCGGTTGGCAGTCGCGCCGGTGACACCCCAGGCCTCGAGGTGCTCGTTGCTCCAGGTGTTGCCGCCGTCGTCCGACCAGCGCAGCGCGATCTGCGGGTTGGTGCCAGCCGGCACCGTCATGCCCGTCTCGAGGTCGAGCTGCAGCGAGTCGAAGGTGACAGGCTCCGTCGAGGCCTTGTTCGGCGGCAGCGCGCGCCAGGCGCGCAGCCACTTCCGCGGGCGCCCGTTGTCCGTGTAGACCTCGAGGTCGAGCGCGTACAGGTTGCCGCTCTGCCAGTCGCCGATGACGTGGCGACCGCCGTAGAAGGCGTAGCTGTTGCCGTCGTGCCGGTTGAAGGCACCGTTGACGAATGCCGCGCGCTGGTGCCACAGGCCCGTGACCATGTCCCAGACCCAGGTGGCGTTAGCGCTCGGGAAGGTGAGCACGTAGAACGTGTGACCCGCATCCTGGTAGACGTAGCCGATGGCATCGCTGATCGTCAGGCCCGCCGCGACGTAGCCCTTGATGGCGTACTCGATCGCGTGCGTAGACACGCGCTTGGCGCGGTATCCCTCGCTGACCAGCACCACGCCCTGCCCGTACTCGTTGGAGCCAAGCCAGATGAGCGACTCGTCGATGTTGGCCACCGAGAACGTCGCGCAGCAGCCGGCTTGCAGGAAGACGCCCTGCAGGCGCTGGAACGCGAAACCGGAGACACCGGCATTGACCCAGACCTCGGTGTACTCCTGGCCGAACAGCCACACCTCTCGGTTCTTGTCGCCGATGGCTTGCACCCAGTCCGGCTTGGCGTCCTTGGTGCCGAAGTTCAGGGCGTTCCAGGTGGTCAGGTCCTTGTAGTTGGACTGCCACCATGTCTGCGTGCCCAGCTGGTTGACCAGGCCGAAGCCGTCCTGGTAGTTGGCCGAGACCGGGCCCGTGGCCGGCAGCGCGATGCTGAGAAAGGCAGTGCCGGTCCAGCACCAGCCCGCGACGCCATCGAAGACCGCGATCTGCGTGCCGTTGTCGATGATGCAGACCGGGCCGGAGCTGGTGCCCATCGTACCCAGCAGCGTGGCCGTCCAGTTCGATGCGGCGACGCTGTAGAGACCATTGCCGCTGACGACGTACAGCAGCCCGCCAGGCCGCGCGCGCGAGCCGCGGTGCGGGCCGGTGCCAACGCTGGCCAGCAGCGTCTCGCCCGGTACGCTGTAGAAGCCGCCGACCGCCTTGCCGTCCTTGGTCTCGACCAGCTCGGGGTAGAGGTTGATGCAACGTTGGCTGCTCAAATTGGAGCTTCGGCTGAGGTAGGCTCCGCCCAAAAATGGCGTCCTCATGGCGCCCTCCGCTGGTTGGCGCGCTGCTCTTTCCAGGTCGCCCAGCGCACGTTGCCGGGCTCGTAGTCGCCAGAGCTGTTGGGGAAGCGGTCGAGGGTCATCCCCTGCGGACGCTCACCCATGTCGGCGAGGAAGTTCTCGAAGCTGTGCCAGCGCTCGCAGACCTTGACGCCCTTGCCGGCGTGGTAGGGCTGACGCTCGAAGGCCGCCGGTGCGCAGCGCGCGAGCATTCCCTGCCAAAGCACGTACATCGCCGATGGCTGTCCATTCGCGGAGTGACCGTGTCGCGTTCGTGCCGCAGCAATGCGCGCCGGTTTCGCGCACCCACACGAATTCGACGTGCCGGCGCGAAGCGTCGCAGCGACGACCGCGCGCTCGATGCCGCAATCGCAGAGGCAGCGAACCTGAGGCTGCCCGTGACTGTTCGGCGCGCAGCGGTCGAGCGCCAGCCAGTGGCCATAGCGTTTGCCGGTCATTTCGATGCGGGCGCTCATGGCCTGTTCCCGCCCGAATCTCTGTAAATATTGTAGGTACCGCTTGCCTTGCTGACGATCACGCCGTCATAGCTAGCCTCGACGGCCTTGATGTTCGTGCGCTTGACTGCGGCCTTCGTCTGGCTTGCCAGCTCGATGATCACCGGGTCGATCTGCGCGCCCTTGAAATGCGGCTTCAGTCGAATCGTCAAGTTGTGCACCAACGCGTCCTCGTAGCCGGGTGGCAAGGTCACCACGGTCGTGATGGCCGGAAACTCCTGGAGTTGGAGCGTCGCCACCCAGTACAGCGTGTACGCAATGGTGGGTGTCGGAAACAGGTTGAATATCGCGACTGGAAACTGCGGATCGATGAACAACGTGTCCGGAATCTGCGACGTCGTCGTGCGGTTGCCGATCTGGTTCCAGACGTCCTGGGGGACGATGTCGACCGGGTAGTTGTTGCCGAGGTTGTCCTGCAGGTACGCCGCGCCAGGACCTTCTGCGAAGTCGAGAGGCCGAACGGCTTGGAACGAGCTCGCCGGACCGACGTTGTAGGTCGCAACACCTGGCACGAGCAGTCCCGACTGCGTCAGAGTGGCAAAGCACGCGAGCGTCTCGTTCGACCACGAGTCCATCATCCGATTGAGCAGGCGCAGGCACAGCGCGGAGTCAGCCGCGCTGATCGGCTCGCCAGGCGCATAGACCCGCGCCTCGCTCAGCGAGTCGGAGATGATGTCGAGTGCGGTGGTCATGGCCTCAGATCTCGGTGTTCAGCCTCAGGCGACGGCGTCGGCAGAACTGGCAAGGGCACCCGTTCGGTCGCGGTAGGACCGGCGCGACTTGACTGGTTCCTCGCCCTCCGAGGCCTCGGCCTTCGGCGCCCTGCTGGCCCGCTTCTTCGGCGCCGGATCGGCCGGCTGAGCCGATTGCTCCTGAGCGACCTGCGGCACCTGCATCTGCGCTGCCACCGCCGCCGGCACCTGGTAGGCCACACCGTTGACGATCACTTCGCACATCGCAGGCGCTGCAGGCGGCTCCGCGACGTAGGGCGCCGGCGGCGTCTCCGCCTTCACCTTCATCGCAGCTTCCTGCGCCGCGCTCGTCACCAGCACATCGCCCACCCATTTCGGGTACTCCTGGAAGTTCGTCTGCGGCTTGCCCGGGTCTTGGACGAGCACTCCGTCGACCCACTTCGGGTACTCGCTGAAGGCATACCCGGAGGGCTTGCGATTGACGATGTTGTCGTTGACCTGCTGCACGAACGCCTGCGGGTCGCCACCCGGCGCGCGGTAACCCTGCGCGGCGTGGTACTCCTCGTCGTCGGCGTTGTGCACGGTGACAGGCTGGAAGCGTGCCGGCTCGCCGTGTTCGGGCACGTGGCGTCCGGTGGTCGGCACGCCGCCGGGGGGCGCCGTATCCCAGACCCACTGCGAGATCACCGCAGGCCGCTCGCCCGGGTGCTTCATCACCATCGGGTAGCGCTGGTACTGCGGCGCGGTCATTGCGCACCGCCTTGCGGCTGCAGCGGGGCGGGCGGCGGCGTCTCCGGCTCGGATTCGAGCGTCGCTTCGGGCGCGCCGGCGGACGCGGCGGCAGGTGCAGTGAGTTCGGCCTCTTCCTCGGCGGTGTGCACCAGACGAAGCCCGACCCACTTCGGGTACTCCTGAGGCTCGTAGAGGTCGCCCAGGTCGTCGCTGAGTTCGGCGATCGACGCCGCATAAGCGCTGGCGATCACCTTGTCCTGGTCGCCCAAGCCGGCAACGGCCTTGTTCCAGAGTTCTTGCAGAGTCATCTCGTGCTCCCGTTCGTTGAGAAGCCGGTTGAAAAAGCGAGCGAGGCCTGAAGAAGAGGCCCCGCCCAATGGCAACGCCTTAGGACTTGATCA